TGGAGCTAGATTTTTAGCAAACGGATATGGACAAGGTCAATACGGACAAGGATATGATGGTGCTACAGGAGATATCGGTGGTGGTGGAGGTGGAGCAGGTGGAGCTGGTTTAAGTTCTACTGCAGGCTCGTGTGGAGCTAATGGAGGCCCAGGTCTTAACGTACCAATTACGGGAACTACAACTTATTATGCAGGAGGTGGAGCAGGTGGAGTTAGTTTTGCTTCTGGATGTTCAGCTACATCTGGAGGAATTGGTGGTGGTGGAGATGCAGGGGCTAACGCAGGCACAGCAAACACCGGTGGTGGTGGTGGTGGTGGTTCTTGGACGAACAATGCGAATTATACCACTCAAGGTGGTGGTAATGGAGGTTCTGGAGTTGTAATACTTAGAATGAACACATCAGATTACTCAGGTACAACAACTGGTTCACCAACCGTGACAACAGATGGAAATGAAACAATATTAACTTATACAGGTAGTGGAACATACGTTCATTCATAAATAAAATTTAATTAACTTTGTGGTTTATGGCACATTTTGCAGAACTTGATGAAAACAACACAGTACTACAAGTAATTGTTGTACATAACAATGAACTGCTTGGAGCTGATGGTAATGAGTATGAAGAAAAAGGCGTTCAGTTTTGTGAGACTTTATTTGGTCACGCAAACTGGAAGCAAACTTCTTACAATCATAACACAAGGAAACAATTTGCAGGAACTGGGTACACTTACGACGCAGACAACGATGTCTTTGTTGCACCGCAGCCTTTTCCAAGTTGGTCTTTAGACGATAATTTTGATTGGCAACCCCCAACGCCAATGCCAGAGGATGATAACCTATATAACTGGAATGAGGAGACTCAAGATTGGGATTTAGTTGAACCTATAACTGATGAAACAGAATAACATGAATTTAGACTTTGAACCTACGATACTGGGAATTACAGTTTTAGTACTTAGTATATCTCAAATTAATGAGGCTTTACAAAGTTTACTTTTACTAGCTACCATAATTTATACAATTATTAAAATTTATCAACTACTTCAAAAAAAGTGAAATACTTTAGTTATGCAGAATTTGACTCGCCTGATTTCCCTGATAGTGGTAGGAATATGGATGAGTCTTTTTTACTCTTGCTCGACAGTGCACGTCAAATTGCAGGGACACCATTCAAAATTAATTCCGGCTTCAGAACTCCAAAACATAATGAAAAAGTGGGAGGGACAGAGAACTCGTCGCATCTTAGAGGATTCGCTGCCGACATACATGCAACATCCTCTGCAGATAGATTCAAAATATTATCAGCTCTTATCGAAGTTGGATTCAATCGCATCGGAATAGCAAAAACATTTATTCATGTTGATGCTGACCCAATAAAAACAAAAGACGTAATTTGGACTTATGCTTAAACTATTAAAAAAATTATTAGGATTTAGTGACTCAGGTGTAGATGGCCTAGGTCTTGAAATAAGAGAGCTTATTAAAGGTAAAGAGGTAGACCCGCAAAAACTTATAGAGATGCAAACTGCTATCAATGAGATGGAGGCAAAGCACAGAACAATTTTTGTAGCCGGATGGCGTCCCTTCATAGGTTGGGTGTGCGGGATAGCCCTTGCATATAATTTTATCATAAGAGATATGCTTGTGTGGTATATGGGTGTAGAAACAGCTCCACCTGCTCTTCAAATGGAACACCTTATGACGGTTCTTGTTGGTATGCTAGGTCTAGGTGGTATGAGAACGTTTGAAAAATTAAATAATAAATCTAATTAAATGGCAAAGTCGATGTCAGCAATCCTTTACGAGAAACCTAAAACTCGTAGACCAGGGGTACATGCTAAAACTAAAACATCTAAAGTAAAATCATCTAAGTATTATCAGAAAAAATATAGAGGTCAAGGCAGGTAATTTATTTATATCTTTGTATTAATTAAATTTAATCTAATGGATATTCGTAAAATCTCTATAGGGCCAAACTATAAGTCTGATGCTATGCATTATATAGTAGGTCAAGATGTGCTGGGTGGAAAATATTTTATTCACTTAATACAGTATGTTGAGCGAAGTGATAGTATAAAAATATGGATACAAAAAGAGGGAGAGATATTGCTCTGGAAAGAGTTTAACTCTAACATGCCAGTTTCAATTGAATATAATATAAACTTTTAATGAGGTCACCTTTTTATTTTATTGTAAAACCACTTGACGATAAAAGATATACCAATACAAAAGATATTGATGGTATGGATTTTATAACAAGCACCTCTGAAGAAAACCACATGGCTTCAAACAGACAAGGTGTGGTTGTAGCTACCCCACTTGGTTATGATGGAGAGATAGAAGTGGGAGACTTACTTTTAGTACATCATAATGTATTTAAGTTTTACAATGATATGAAGGGTAGGCAAAAAAGCGGTAAGAGTTTTTTTAAAGATGATTTGTTTTTTATAGAGGATGACCAGTTCTTTATGTACAAACATAATGACCAGTGGGTTTGTCATGATAGATATTGTTTTGTTAAACCTGTGCCTGTTGAAGAATCATTTATAATGAAGCTTGGAAAAGAAGAGCCATTGATTGGTATTATGAAATACCCAAATAAATATTTATCTTCACAAGGAGTCAAGAGTGGAGATAGAATATCATTTAAACCAAATAGTGAATATGAGTTTACAGTGGATGATGAAAAGTTATATAGAATGTTTGACCATCAAATAACAATGAAGTTATGAAGTCTGAGGATTTAAAAAAAGAAATTATACACGCAGGGCGTAGAGCTGTAGAGCAACTAATTAAAGTTGCTAAAGAAGATATTATAAAGCCAGACCCTGATGATGAGCTAGCAGCTGATAGATTAAAGAACGCAGCAGCTACAAAAAAACTAGCTATATTCGATGCGTTTGAGATATTAAATAAAATAGATTTAGAAGAAGAGGTTATTAACTCTGGAGGACAAGTAGATAAAACAGATACAAAACAAGGATTTGCAGAACGAAGGTCAAAATAAATTATATCAGGTAATAAAAGATTACATTCCTAAATCTGTTCTTACAAAAAAGAATAGAGCTAAGACGTGGTTATATGGGTATAGTGAAAAGTATGACTTAGTAGTAATATCCAGAAATGGAACAATAGGTCAGATAATAAACATAAATGGTTTAGCAATTGGACTTCCTAAAGAGCCAGAGGAATTGTTTAAACGTTCTGATAAAAAAGAAGAGCAGTACTGGGAAAGAGAAGAACTACCTAAGGATTTATCTAGAATTAATTCTATATTCCAGTGGAACGACAGACCTTCTGCATTTAAAAACAAATGGGTAGATTATATAGAGTCAGAGTTTGATAGAAGAGAGTTAGGTTTCTGGTTCTACAATAACGGAAAACCAACTTACATTACAGGTTCTCATTATATGTATCTACAATGGACAAGTATAGATGTTGGATATCCAGATTACCGTGAGGCAAATAGGATTTTCTTTTTATACTGGGAAGCTTGTAAAGCAGACAAGAGATGCTTTGGCATGGACTATCTTAAGATAAGACGTTCAGGGTTTTCTTTTATGGGGTCATCTGAATGTGTAAACACAGGAACGCTTGCTAGAGATTCTAGGGTTGGTATACTATCTAAAACTGGTTCGGATGCGAAGAAAATGTTTACCGATAAGGTTGTTCCTATAGCTAACAGGCTACCGTTCTTTTTTAAACCTATACAGGATGGTATGGATAAACCTAAAACTGAATTAGCCTTCAGAGTTCCAGCTTCTAAAATAACTAAGAAGAATATGTATGAGGTTATGGATGATGAGTTGACTGGGTTAGACACAACTATTGACTGGAAGAACACGGATGATAACTCTTATGATGGTGAGAAACTTTTACTTCTAGTACACGATGAATCAGGTAAGTGGCTAAAACCAAATAACATTCAAAACAACTGGCGTGTAACTAAGACTTGTTTGAGATTAGGTAGTAAGATAATAGGTAAGTGTATGATGGGGTCTACATCAAATGCGCTTAGTAAAGGTGGTGAGAACTTCAAGCGTTTGTTTGAGGATTCAGATTTAAAAACTCGTAATGCAAATGGTCAGACTAAATCAGGATTATATAATCTATTTATTCCAATGGAGTGGAACATGGAAGGGTTTATAGATAGGTTTGGTATGCCTGTGTTTAGAAAACCTGAGAAAAAAATTAGAGGGGTAGATGATGAGTGGATAACAAACGGAGCAATAGATTATTGGGAGGCAGAGGTAGAGTCATTAAAAAAAGATGCAGATGCGCTAAATGAATTTTACAGACAATTCCCTCGAACCGAGTCGCACGCATTTAGAGATGAGAGTAAGTCTTCGCTGTTTAACTTAACTAAGATATATCAGCAGATAGATTATAATGATTCATTAATCATGGAGCATCATGTAACAAGAGGTAGGTTTTATTGGAAAGACGGAATCAAAGACTCAGAGGTTATATGGACACCAGATTCAAGAGGACGATTCAAGGTGTCCTGGACTCCCAAGAAAGGATTAAACAACGCTAAGTTTTCTAAACACGGAGTGTTCTTTCCATCAAATGAACATATCGGAGCATTTGGCTGTGACTCGTATGATATATCTGGAACTGTTGGAGGGGGAGGTTCTAACGGAGCGCTACATGGTTTAACTAAATATAATATGGATGAAGCTCCAAGCAATGAGTTTTTTTTAGAATATGTTGCTAGACCGCAGACGGCAGAGATATTTTTTGAAGAAGTATTGATGGCATGTGTGTTTTATGGGATGCCTATATTGGTTGAGAATAACAAACCTAGGCTACTCTATCACTTTAAAAACAGAGGGTACAGGGGATTTAGTATGAACAGGCCTGACAAACATTACACTAAACTATCTAAGACAGAAAAAGAACTAGGGGGTATACCAAATACTTCTGAGGATATTAAACAGTCTCATGCTGCCGCTATAGAGTCACACATCGAAAAGTATGTAGGTATAGATTTAGATGGTAGCTATAGAGCTGGAGACCAAATGGGTAGTATGTATTTTACTAGAACCTTAGAGGATTGGGCTAGGTTTGATATAAGTGCTAGAACTAAGTTTGATGCTAGTATTAGTTCAGGTTTAGCTATTATGGCAAATCAAAAGCATGTATATCTACCGCAGAAAAAAGAGTCAAAAATAAGTCTTAACTTTGCAACATATAATAACAAAGGAACATTAAGTGAATTAATTAGATGAAAGAGG